AGCGACCGCGCCCCCGACCACGACCACGACCACGACTCCGCCCGCGACCACGACCCCGACCCCGACCCCGACCACGACCCCGCCCGCGACCACGACCCCGACAGCGACCACGACCGGTATTTTTGCTTTAAGCCGCGCATCACTTTACAACGCCAAATGCTTCAATGGCAGCAGTCGAAATATAAAGATCATTTGGCAGAACTTGAGCATCTTTCCACGCCTTATCAGTAAATGCGCCAGTTTCATAAACAATGGCTGGATCGGACAATTTCACGCATGTCACGTTAACGCCAACCAGTTTGCCAGTGTAAATGTAATTCATGCAAAAAAGCGTGATCCGCTGGCCCATGAGGGCTTCAAGACCTTCGCCGTCTTTCGTTTCAACAAGAACTTTCATTGTCATTTTCCTTGTAGGTCATACCGCGCTCCATACATCGGCCTTGTGGCCACTGTCGTTGTGACGTGTTGTCCCAATCCTGACGATCAAGTGCATTTTGGACAACTCGCTGAATCGTGGGCGCACGGTCAGGATAGACACCCCCAAGATAGAGGCAGCTTCATCTGGGGTGCAGTTCTGGCGCTTGAGAAGCGAGAGAACCTGATCCCGGATAGTAAGCGCCTTGGGTGTTATGGCCTTGGCTGCGGCCTTGCTGGTGCCGTCAGCTTTATAGCCTGGGTTTTTTGGATAGTTGAAAAGGTCAATCATGTTGTTTCCCCGGTTAGGTTAAGGGCAGGGGGTTTTTACGCCCCCTGGTCGCTACGCGCCCGCCTCCAGTGCTAGGCCCCATTTGGAAAGGGCTGGTGGGTGTCGGCGGGACCGATGCCACGACAAGGGACGGTATACCGCTTCGCGGCCCGGAAGGCATGACAAATTGCCGCAGTCAAGTGGGTATTTAATTGCCCGCCGGAAGTTAAGGGGATCAATGTGTAGCATATTTCCCACGCCTTAACAGCCGGTCAGCCTTATCCTTGGCCGCGTCTATTTCCTCTTGGGTGGGGACTATGCAGGTGGCTAGGTCTTCATCCTCCCAGCGGCCCCCGTTCAGCCAGGTGGCAGGGTGGGGGATATACTGCCTCTCGGTGCGCTCCCGGCGGCACAGGAAGGCGAACCTTCTGGCCCCCTCTATGAGAGCCTCCGGCGGCGTTCCCCCGTGTACGGCCCGCATAAAGGCTCTGGCAGCGTCCAGCTTGGCGGCTTTCTTGGGGTATTCGGCCCAAAATTGGTCAAAGCCTTTGGAGGGGCCGCAGTCGATAAGTTTAAAAAGAGGGACTACCTTCATGGGATACCTACCGCTAGAGCATAGTTCTGCTTTCCATATGCTCCCCTGGCACCCTGAGGCGGGCAGCGGGGGAGTCATAGGCTACTGATTAGGCTTGGAAACTATAGTTCCATCAATCCAAACCTAAAAAACCGCTATCAAGTGACCGTTTATCAGCCGTCCGTATCGTGGACTAACCGGCTCCCCTCCTAGAAGGCAGGGGGGTGAGGATGGCTGTTTATCCCGTCCCCACGGTGGGGATAGGTAGGGGCGGAAACCCGCTTGCGCGGTAAAGACCCCCGGTCACAATCCGCTATTCGGGCGGCGGTACGCTACTGGGCGGTAACTCTACAGACTTAATGGGGTTTACTTGAGGGGGCGCAGGTCATATAAAATGCCTCGCGCATCCCTCGATGTCTCACCCATCGAGCCAGACCGGGTATCCCGCCCAACGGGTATCCGGTCTCATGCTTTCTAAGCCTCTGGTCACTCAATCGGACGAACCGGGCAACCGCTGGAACCGCAAAAGCAACAATCAGGCTATACCCGCCTTTAGGGCGGCGTCAATCAGGGTTAGGGAAATGCCGGTCAAATCGGTGGCTTCCCGCAATCTGTCGTTCCTGGAGCCTTCTAGGCCCTCCTGGACGTGTTTTAGGGCGGCGTTCATAAGCTGGCGGCGCAGGGCCACCATCCGCTTCCGACTCTTAACGTCATCGGGCACCGGCTCCCGGCGCACTAGCTTCAAGTCTGGCTTCATTTCATAACCCCTTTAAAGTAGCTAATGGTAGCATCCAAACCCTTGTCAATCCCCACGCGCGGGTGCCAGCCCAGGCGGGAACTTGCCAGCCCAATATCAGGGCGGCGGCGGCACGGGTCGTCAATGGGCAGGGGCTTAATTACGATCCGGGACTTGCTCCCGGTTTTGGTCAGGACCAGACCCGCCAGGTCCATCACCGTAAACTCTACCGGGTTACCGAGGTTTACCGGCCCCATCTCGTCCGAGTCCATCAGCCGGATTAGCCCGTCCACGGTGTCCGAGACATAAGCGAAACTACGGGTTTGGCTCCCGTCCCCGTAAACGGTCAGGGGTTCCCCGTGTAGCGCCTGGACGATAAAGTTAGACACAACCCGCCCGTCCGTGGGGTGCATGAAGGGGCCGTAGGTGTTAAAGATACGGGCAACCGATACCTGCTGGCGCTTGCGGGCCTCAAAGCACAGGGTTTCAGCAAACCGCTTGCCCTCGTCATAGCAGGATCGCGGCCCCATCGAGTTCACGTTCCCCCAATAGTCTTCGCGCTGCGGGTGAACCGTGGGGTCGCCGTACACCTCCGAGGTGCTGGCCTGGAGAACCTTTGCGTCGGAACTCTTGGCAAGGCTTAGGACGTTCGCCAGCCCGTCCACGCAGGTTAGCATGGTCCTAAGAGGGTCGGCCTGGTAGGCCACAGGGGAAGCAGGACAGGCCAGATTATAAATCTGGTGCCAAGGCCGGTAGTTCCGCCTTAGGTCGGCCTCGTCGCATATGTCCCCCAAATGCCAGCTAAACCGGGGGTTTTTCGCCAACAGCTTGCAGTTTTCAATCGAACCTGTACTCATATTGTCCATGGCGTGGACATGGTTCCCGTCCTCTAGAAGCCTTAGTGCTAGGTTTGTACCTATGAATCCGGCCCCGCCGGTAATCAATATGTTCATTTTGTCCCCCTCAAGGTGCAGAAAGTGTTTAGTAATCGAATGCTTTGGGCGGTGTTGGCAATCTGTGTTGTTCGAGCGTTTCCCGCATGGTCTTGGCTTCTGCAATTATTGCATAGGCTAGCCCCTCCCAATCAGGTTTTGCATCATCCCCAAAGCATAGGATCAGGGTCCGGGCACCCCGGCGGGTACCCGACACGCGCTTTGTGCGTTTGACGTATCCCCGCGCCACCAAGCAATCCACGAGGCGCACAGTTTGCCCTGGAGACTTCAGGCCCATCGCGGCGGCTATTTCACGATATGTAGGGGTGCGACCATGTTCTGCGTGGTATGCCTGAATTACTTCCAAGCAGATCGACATTTTAGGGGTAAGGACGGTCACGGCTTGCCCCCTTTGTAAATCTCGACACGGAACCCCGCCAGGTCTTTGGCTACAATGTCCAGCAGCATCCACCCTACCATGAGAGCCAGGATCAAAACGGTCAGGTTTAAAACGTCCTTGAGCCAGTTCATATCGCCTCCCCCTTTGGGACAAAGTATTTCCCTTCGGTGTCGCACATGCTTTCCGTCATGCGTTCGACACGGCAATAAATCCCCCCCTCCGAAAATACGTCAGGATGGGTCAGAGTGTATCCGTCGGGTTTTTCTAATGATGTACGCACACACTGTGCGAACTTATAAGCTGCCAATCCTTCATGGTTTGAGGGGCGGCAATACAGGCAATCCGAGCAAAATTTCATAGCTTGTCCCTCCGGTTCCAATTGTCCCATGCTTCGCGCAATGTTGCGCCCCCGGTTTGTGGGTTTACCGGGCAGGTTTGGTTTGTATGGCGCACTAGGGTTAGGGGCGCGTCATATTCCGGTATTTCGCACGGGCCGGGGTGGCGATAGCCTAAACAATCCGGGCACTGCATTATGCGGCCTCCCCTTCCTCGGATTCCTCGGCGATGTAATGGCGAGCAATCTCGCTCCAATTAACATCCGACAGGAACGCCAGCGCATAGTCGCGGGCGAAACCGGGTTCGCTGCTAAGTTCAATCACTTCCTCGGCGTAGTCTTTGAACTCTCGCCCAAGGTCATAGGCGCTAATGTCAGCGCGGGGTTCCATCCCGTCGAACATTTCAAGATTGACGCGCCAAGTCTCGTAGTTAGTCCATCCGTTGTATGTGGTCATGGTTCTAGTCTCCAAAGGTTAGGGTTTTGGGTGTTTATTTAAAGCAAATGCAGTTGCCATAAGACTTAGAATAGATGCGATTCTGGCCGATCATTCGCTGGCCTTCCTTGGTTAGTTCTTTGTACCAAGGCGCAACGTAGGTAGGGACTCCATCCTTAACGATGCGAATTAGCTTTCCGTTATTGAGTGTCTTTGTAGGCATAAGGTCAGTCTCCATAGGTTAGGTGTACGTTTTGTCTCATAGAATAGGCAAGGTTCCGATGTGACAGGGTGACGCGGCCTAAAAGGGATGTGAGATGTTCCGGGCATAGGCGCGGCAAAGTTCTGACTGGCCTCGGCTAATCTCTTGAAGCCCTAAATAGTCGCAACGCGCCATGGCAAGGGAAAGCCCGTCTTTAGTTTTGGCATATGAACTATCGCTTTTGGCGCAAGTTCCCCAATCTTTGTAGACGGTGTAAGCATTGCGCTCACGATAAACCCAGTAAGGGCCGCGTTCGTGTAAAATGTTTTCTTCGCGTGTCATGTTACATTCTCCAGGTTAGGTGCTGGTTCCGGCATTAGTGCCGTATAAGCCCCCCGGCTAAGAGGGGCTTAGACTGCGCTAAACAGGCTTGCGGGATTTGATAAGTTTCAATTTATCCGCACGGATCATGGGGTTTTTGTAAAAGTCTGGCCCAACGTCAATCTGGAAGTGATCCCTGTGTTTGCCAACAATCTTGCCCGTTAGGCCATTGCCCGGTAATCCTTGAGCATTGATTTTAACAGTATCTCCGATGTTCATTGCGTGTCTCCAAGTTAGGTTAATATCCCGCCGCACAGGCTAGGATCATGGCAAGGCAGCTAATCGCGCAGATTGCCAGAATGATATGATCGGAGCGAATAAAGGATTACTTACAAACGCGGGTCAGCAAATAACCGCTCCAAGCCGCGCAAATTACCGCCAAAGCGCCAAAGGCAACCGCCGGATAACAGAATACGCCCAAGCTGCGCTCAAAAGCATTAACAAGGTCAATAAAAATTAACGTAACGCCGAAAAGTCCTACGCTTGCCAGCAAATATAAGAACTTGGTCATTGGTTAGTCCCTCATTGATTAGGTGTCCCCATCCTAGCCAATGTTCACAGACTGTCTACGTGGCAGGTTGTCGCACCCCCAAACGCAGCACATGCAAATAAATAACCCGCAGAAAGCCTAGGTTTATACATTGCAAGGTATTGACAGGGTGTTTTAACCCTCTTACCGCTTCGCGCGGGAGAGAGGGTAGGCCAGTAACCCCAAGCTGTTCTAAACCAGTAGAGGGTAGGGAGGGAACGTCTTCCCCGCTCTCACCAGCTCCACCCTGTACCGGATCGCCCCGGTCAGGCAAGAGTGGGTAGGCGCTGGAAGCAAGCGCCGTTCCACCCCTCCCCCGGCCCAGGAATGGGGCATGAAGCAGGAGAGGCGGTGCCCCCCAACGCTCTCCACCCCAAAAAAATATCAGGTTTTGGTAGGTAGGTGTGACAGAGTGCCGCAGTTTTTGGTGATAACTGTGTGATAGGGGATGGTTGGATGGGTTCTGAGATAGAGTTGGTTGTTCGTGGGATTTACGCGCCTGTATTGGCGGCGAGTCCTGGTGGTCCGAAGGTTTTTTACGATCAGTTGCCTTTGGAGGCGCGTGGGTTCTTGGAGGATCAGGCGCGGAGTGGTTTGCAGCGGTTACGGGATGGGGTGACGCCTGGGATGTTGGCGGCTGCGGATGGGTTGGAGGATGCGGAGAGTATCTTCTGTGCGATGCTGGACCATGTTCTGAAGAAGGTGTCTTCCAATGGAATTTAAGGATGCGGTGGGCCGGATGCGCGGTCCTCGGAACATGCACATCATCTGCATCGACGTGACCAACAAATGTGACCTGGCGTGTAGTAACTGCACCCGGTTGCTGGCGAACCAGGATGGGTTATGGGAGATGACGCCGGAGAACTTCCGGTTGGCGCTTCAAAGCCTGAAGGATTATTTTGGGATCATTGCCATGATTGGTGGCAATCCCTGTATGCATTCCCGGTTTGAGGAGTTGTGCCAGATATTCGAGGAAGAAATCCCGAACCCGCTTCAAAGAGGGCTTTGGACCAACAACCCGTTCAAGCATGAGTTGCTGGCCATCAAGACGTTTGGGACATACAACCTCAATGCTCATGGCGAGGAACGGGCTTATCCCGCACTTGCGAACATCACCCAGTTGGCCAAGGACAACGGGAAGGTGGTGTGGACCTATATGGGCAATTCCATCCATGCCCCTTTGCTGACCGCCATCAAGGACATCTATGCCGAGGGCGAGATGTGGGAAAAGATTAGCAAGTGCGAGATTAACCGCGACTGGTCAGCTTCCATTGTACAGAATAAAAATGGGGAATTGCGGGCTTACTTCTGTGAGGTCGCAGCCTCGTTTGACATGGCGCGGGGCGGGGATCATGGGCACCCGGTAGAACCTGGCTGGTGGCAAAAACACATCGACGAGTTCTCGGACCAGATTAAGCATTTCTGCCCAGGGTGCGGCGTACCGGCCAAGCTGAAGGGGACCAAGGATTCTGAGGAAAAGGACACCTACACTCGGTCCAATGCCGACATTGCCCTGAAGCAGAAGGGGCGTCATGCCCAAGTTCTTCTGAAGCCTGAGTTTGATAACCCCCAGCACCGGATTACCCAGTACGGGGAGATTGTTTCGTGAAGCCCACCGTGGCCGTGGTCACGGCAACAACCAACCGGGCGACTCTCAAACAAGCTATGAAGAGCGTGGACGAGCAGACCTATCCCTGCACCCACTATGTCATTATTGACGGGGTACGGGGCAACGACACCATGTCGTATGACGACCCGCCCAACCGGCATATTCTGAGACTGCCCAAGGCAACCGGCAAGAACGGGATCATGAACGGGGCGATCTGCGCTATGGCCCCCTACATCTGCACCGAAGATTACATCTGCTACCTGGACGACGATAACTGGTTTGAGCCAAACCATGTCGAGTCCCTCATGGATGTCATTGGCAATAACGCCTACGCCTATTCCCTGAGAAACCTCATCTGGCCCACCAACAAGTTCTATGCCCGCGACGACGGCGAGAGCCTTGGTCATTACGGCGATCTGGTCGATGTGAACTGTTACATGTTCAAAAGAGAGGTTTGCGCCGGTATCGCCCCTCTCTGGTACAAGACCACCGGAGACTTGATGATCGGGGACCGCTACGTTTGGGAGGCGTTACGCCAGAACAACACCCCCTGGGCGGCGTCGGGCAAGTACACGGTCAACTATCGCATCTCAGCCAACAAGGACATGCGCGGGTTCTTCTTCTTGAAGAACATCCAGAAACGGGCGCAGTATCCTGATGGATTTCCTTGGCGGGCCGAAACATGTCTTTCAACATAAAGCATTTCTACCGCTTCTGTTCTCAGCTACGCATTGAGTCCAAGGAACACGGCCTTGTCACAATGGACAAGCTGCTCGGAAGCCAGACCTATGTGATGGACGAGATTGCCAAGGGGCTGGAAGAAGACATCCACTTCTTTGTCATTCTCAAGGGACGCCAGTTAGGCATCTCAACGATCAGCCTTGCCCTGGACCTTTACTGGCTGTTTACCCATCCCGGCCTACAGGGGACTATGACAACCCATAACGAAGAAAGCCGCGATCAGTTCAAGTCCACGCTTTCAATGTACATGGACGGGTTGCCCAAAGAATACAAAATCCCACAGGTGCAGCATAACCGCAACCAGCTTACGCTGAAGAACCGCAGCCGCCTGTTCTATCAAATCGCCGGAACCAAGGCCAACGGAACTCTGGGGCGCGGCAAGGGCATCACCTTCCTGCACGGAACCGAAACATCGTCATGGGGCGATGAGGAGGGGCTTGCATCCCTTATCTCGTCACTGGCCGAAAAGAACCCGTCCCGCCTGTTCCTGTTTGAGTCCACCGCGCGTGGCTTCAACATGTTCCACGACATGTACACCACCGCCAAACGCGCCCGCACCCAGAAGGCTATCTTCTGCGGTTGGTGGCGCAACGAACTGTATAGCGTCACGGAAAACGACCCGATCTACAAAGTCTATTGGGACGGCAAGCTGCGTCCTGAAGAAAAGGAATGGATCAGGGACATCAAGAAACTCTACCAGTTTGAGATTACGCCAAACCAGTTGGCGTGGTGGCGCTGGAAAATGTACGAGGGCATCAAGGACGAATCCCTGATGTACCAGGAGTTTCCGCCGACAGAAGACTACGCCTTTGTCATGACCGGGACATCTTTCTTCAGCCATAGCCGCTGCACCGACTCGGCAAAGCTGTCCAAGTCAAACCTACCTGATTATTACCGCTATGTCATGGGCGCGTATTTTCAGGACACTGAAGTTGTTAAATCTACTGAGAAGCTGGCAACCCTGAAGGTCTGGGAGGAACCCGTTGATAACGGATATTATGTTATTGGTGCTGACCCTTCTTATGGGTCTTCAGATTATTCTGACCGTTTTTGTGTTCAGGTGTTTCGTTGCTATGCGGATGGTCTTGACCAGGTTGCTGAGTTTTGCACAAGCGAACTCAACACCTACCAATTTGCTTGGGTCATCGCCCATCTCGCAGGTGCCTATCGAAACTCTACTCTTAATCTGGAAGTTAATGGACCAGGACAAGCCGTCATTAATGAACTGAGGAACCTCAAGCGTCAGGCTGCAACGATTCAGGGTACGCAGGGCCGGGACCTGATGAACGTCCTTGGTCACATGTCGCATTACATCTGGCGGCGCAATGACACTCTTGGCGGTCTGTCCAATAGCATTGGGTGGATGACCACCAGCGCTTCCAAGGAACGCATGATGTCCTACTTCAAAGATTACTTTGAACGCGGCATCATGGTCGTCAAGTCTATGGACCTGATCGAAGAAATGAAATCCATCGTCCGGGAAGGCGCTGTCATTGAAGCCTATGGCCGGGGCAAGGATGACCGGGTTATGGCGGCGGCTATGGCCTGTGCCGTCTATGCCGAGCAGGTCTGGCCTCGCCTGATCCAGAACAAGATTA